GTGGACAGTAGACCAGATTTTGTGAGCCGCTAGCCCCTGGCTTCAGCCATGGGGTATAGGCGAACCGCTCAGAGAGGAGGAGCAATGCTGACATACAAATATAAACTCGAACCAAACAAAAAGCAAAAACAGTTGCTCCTTCAGCAGTTGGATTTATGTCGGAGTCTGTACAACATGCTGCTTGAACAGAAACAGTATCAGCGTATCGGACAGTTCGAGCAAATGCGTCAACTCACAGAACTCAAACAGGTGTTCCCAGAGTACAAGAACGCTCACGCCCACATGCTTCAGAACGTCGTCAAGAGATTGGATAAAGCCTTCCAAGGGTTCTTTCGGCGTATCAAGGCTGGAGTCAAGGCGGGCTATCCACGATTCAAAAGCAAAGATAGATTCAACAGTCTCAACTTTTCTGATGGTTGCAAGTTGGAAGGCAATCAGTTATCCGTGTCGAAGGTTGGCAACATCAAAGTTCGCCTAAGCCGCAAACTGCCTGCTGATGCAGCAGTCAAAACCTGCTCTATCAAGCGAACAGTCAACGGCTGGTTTGCCACGCTTACGTTTGAGAGCCTATCGGTACCTTTGCCAGTGTCTACAAAGAAGATTGGCGTGGATGTAGGCATTACCCAATTCGCAGCACTGTCGAACGGCAAGTTTATTTCCAACCCGAGGTTCTATCAGAACGCTCAAGCCGAACTGCGACGAGCACAAAGGCGTGTCGCACGTAGAGCCAACAAGAAGTCTAATCGCCGTCGTAAAGCGGTTGTCCTACTTCAGAAAGTCCATGCACGGATTGCGAATCGCAGGATGAACTTCCTGCACGAGGAGAGTACGAAGTTAGTTCGGAAATACGGAACGATTGTAGTTGAGGCTCTTAATGTTTCTGGCATGTCCAGAGGCAGGTTAGCAAAGCAGATTTTAGATTGCAGTTGGTCGGAGTTCTTCAGAATGTTGTCCTACAAAGCCGAAAATGCTGGCAGGATAAAACCAGAAGAACCGCCGCAGTATACCAGTCAGAAATGTGCCGAGTGTGACTTTATCCATCGTGATAACAGGAAATCGCAAGCAGAGTTTGAGTGTCTTTCCTGTGGTCATAAGGATAACGCCGATACAAACGGAGCACGAAACATTTTAGCAAACTACTTGGCTCGGACAGAGCCATCAGGCGTTAACGCAAGCGAGGTAATGCTATGCGTAGTCTGAGAACGGTGAGTCTTTCACCGAAGTGTTGCCCGTGAGGGCAACTCGAATCCCCCGCCTTTTTAGGCGTGGGGATTATCAAAATGAGTTGATTACATCGGCGGAATTTTCGCCGGAAGAGATGCACAGAGTCCATCGACTCTGGAAAGGTATAGATTTGACGGATGCCATGTCCGCCGATGAGTACAAGCAGTATATACGGAGGAGTATATGAGCACAGTTCCAGTTGTTCTAGAAGTAGAGGTTCCTGAAACCCCGGTTGCTGAAGTTGTGGCACCTGTAGTGCCAGTAGTTCAGGCAGTTCCCGATCCGCTCGCCCCGGTACAAAAGCGGTATGAGTATCAGCCGGTAGATGAGCATAATCGACCGCTCGGTGGCAAGCAGGTAATCCTGTATACTACCGAACTTGAATTGGTCGAGAAGTTAAGAGATCAGAATATGGAGTTGGTTCGCAAGATGCGAACTCTCTCCCGTGAAAATCGGTTAGGTCGCGGCACGAAAGATGAGATCGCACCTGAAATTGAGAAGATTCAGCCGCTTGTAAACTTTGCGGAGAAGCCACTATCTGCGGAAGAACGATTTGCTATTTCTCAAGAGTTGAATGACCCCGAGAAGTTCGAATCTGCTCGCGATAGACTTTTGGAATCCGCAGTTGGCGTAAAGCCGAGTGTCCTTCGAGATACTCTAAATACTACGCAATTACAAACGCATCAACTCATGGCACGTCAGAATGCAGAAGAGTGGCTAGCACAGCATCCTGAATTCTACAAGTGTCAGGAGAACATAGCAACGGTCTGTGACTGGATGGTTAAAAATGGGCTAAAGCCAACAGTCAAGAATTTTGAGTATGCCCAAGTTGAGATGGAAAAAGCCGGATTGCTTTTTCCATCGCCTATCGTGCGTGAGGTTACACCCGTGCCGGAAGTACCAGCACCCGGGGTTGAGGTTCCGAAATCGCAGGAACCCGCACCGGAACCCGCTCGGATTAGCGAGGTTCCTGTGTCGCAATCGTCCGTCAGTGTACCGACGGAAAAGCGTCCTAGTCCAGTTCCATCAGGCTTTAATAATCGTATAGCATCCAGCATGGGTTCTGATACGCTTCCTACAGGCGTGATAGAAAAATTGACTATGGCAGAAATCGACAGAATGCCTTCCGATGTATATCGGAAGAATTTACAGAATCCCGCATTTGCGAAACATGTAAATGAGTTGGCGGAAAAAATGCCGCCAAAACCTACATCTCGTCGATAATTGAGGAAAACTCCAATGAGTTTTTCACCCGCAGGAAACCAGCAAGCCAACCTGCCTCAGTCCACGGTAAAGTTTTACGATTTCTTGTCGTAAACGTCAGGCTGTTGACATGAGTAGGGTATTGTGGTATACTGACAATAACGGAATATAAATGAAGAAATTCCGTGAGAACCTGAAGGCGCAAACCCCATTCGTTGCTTGTTCAGAACGTTTGGACCTCCCTGTTAATTCAGGTAATCAGTACGAGATTACATGATGGTCCCGTACTAAATAAATTTAGCTAAATCGGTGAACATCTGACAACAGACAATACCGAGGAAAGGCTTCTTATGAGCAGTAAATGGCCGTATGTGGCCGGAATATTTGATGGTGAAGGTTGTGTGTGTTTGCACGAACGACAGCCGGATGGACAATCCGCTTTCTTTTTGCAAATTATAATTTACAACACGTCTATGAATTTGATGAAATGGTTGGTGGGTAATTTTGGTGGAAAATTTTACACTAGATCACACACTGATTGGTCCAAGAAAATTCAATACGTTTGGCATCCTTCCGGTAAAAAGAATCGAGAATCGTTTCTTTTGGGAATTCTTCCGTACCTCGTAATCAAACGAAAGCAAGCAGAAATCGCTTTGGACTTCTGTCGTTTAGGTTATGGTGAACAGGAAAAACGTCGGGAGTTAGTACAAAAGTGCTGTCTTCTAAATCAGAGAGAAGAATCTGTAGAGACTAATACGCTAAATGTCATTACTTCTTCACAAGTAATGACAAAGATAGAGCCCGAACTCATTGGTGACAATGAGAGCGACCTTATGGTGACATAAGGGACAGTAAGTCTTAAATCCAAAACACGTTTGGTTCATGTACGTTCCGTTGGCCGCAAACGTGGCCCAGACTACGGAAGGTACTGTCGGCAGTTCTCTATCTGTCAGTGTTCTTACGACCACTGCCACGATTGGAGAATATGCTGACTACGCCAATTTCAGTTCGCTCAGTTTGGCGACTGCCATTGACAACACCGTCGAGAACGTTGCCCGCGAAATGTCGTATCGCCTTGGCGAATCGTTGTCCGCACTCGTGCGTGCAACCGCTGATGGTGCATCCAGCATCGATGCCAGTGTCCTTACTGAACTGGCCGCTTCGGGCACTTCGAGCTTCACCGCTCTGTCGCTCTCTCAGATTCGTAACAGCGTTCAGTCGCTGGCGGGTCGCAGCGTGCGTCCGTTCGACGAAGGCACGAAGACGTTCGCAGGGGTTAACCAAAAGGCAATGTCCGCTTGTGCGGGTTGCTAGTATGGCTCCTGCGTTAAAAAACTTGACTAAATCGGTGGACCTCTGTTATACTAATATAGTAGCAGACAATACCGAGGAAAGATTTGATGAGAAAAACGAAGTTTGCCTATATCGCTGGAATTATCGATGGCGAGGGACACCTTACGATATCTAAGATACGAAGGCCCGAAAATAGCAAAACTAATTGTTTCCACTACACCGCTAATCTGGGTGTGACGAATACCTATTTGCCGTTGCTTAAAATGTTGGTTGAAGTCGTAGGCGGCACTTACTATTGCAGTGACAGACGTGCGAACAAGATTTGCTACAAATGGGTATTGAATTCGAATGAATCCCGAGAGAAGTTTTTGCTCGCGATACTCCCGTATCTATTAGAAAAACGGGAACAAGCAAAATTGCTCTTGAAGTTTGTTCGATTGCATAAAGTAGAAAATCCTGACTTGCGAGAAAAAATGTATCAGGAGATGAAACTTTTGCACCATCAAAAATCTGTAACGACTAATACGTCAAGCGCTTCCGAAGATCTGGAAGTGAAGATAGAGTCTGATCTCACAGGCGACTGTGAGAGTGCACCTGATGTGAATCAGGGTTTAGATATAGATCATTGCCCTAGATGCAAAGAGTATTTGCATGATGAAATGGGGCATATGTGTTCTGTCTAATTTAGCCTAAACACAAATACATACACCCGTTCGCTTTGGGCGATGTGATTGCTGACAACAGCAACGATTCTCCCATCGACATTCTGAAGCACACTCCGGTGGGCCAGTTGAAGATGGAAAGTCTCGTTTCGGTCGATCTGACTGAAGTCATTGAACTGCCGTCTACCGGCGTTCAGTTCTTCCAGACGAACCTCGTCACCCAGACCCAGAACTACGGTGGGTACTCTGGACTGGTCGCACTCCGCACCTATATCTTCGGGCGCGACGGTATCTTCTCCGTCAACCTTGGAGCGAAGGGTGATGTGGGCTATGGCAACGGTGAGTGGCGTAACATCGAGTGCAACATCGTGCAGAACGCAGAGCCGACTGTTGCCGATCCTGAAGGGTTGATCCCCGGATGGACGAGCTATCGTGTGCACTTCACGACGAGCCTTGGACCCGATACTACGATCCGTATGAGACTTCTCGACGCTGCAAGTGCAGTGAGCTAGGAATCTTAACGCATGCGGATTTTATCGATTTGTAAATGATGCGTCAAATCGATGCGGCTTTAATACAATGGAGCCGCTTAAATTCTCTCTGATTGACTTGAACGCTGAAATGCCAACAAGGGGCAAGCGAAAGCAGCCTGAACGACTAAGCGAGAGAACGCCGAAAGGTGATGCGATAGTCTGATCTCATGGGAATACAACCATGAGAGATGAGCAGAAATGGCTCATCCCGCCGAAAGGCGAGTAACAAATTGCAGCTATTAGCTAATTGAATTGATGGCTTAAGCCAGAACAAGATACTACAGGAAGTCATGATCCTGTGGCGGGAAGGGTGCCTTAACATCCTTCCCAATTCTTTAAGGAGAATTATGTTCTACACTTATCTATGGCTCCGTGAAGACGGTACACCATACTATGTCGGTAAGGGTACGGGAAACCGTGCCTTTTGGCGACATGGACGAAAAGGCGCTAAACCGCCGAATGATGCGTCACGGGTGTTAATCCAAGAGTTTGTATCTGAACAAGACGCACTATTTGCAGAAACTTTTCTGATCTCTTACTATGGTCGTAAAGACCTTGGGATGGGATATTTAAGGAATCTCACAGATGGTGGGGACGGTTCATCAGGATATAAGCATACAGAATTAGCTCTCCGAAAGATGAGTGACAATGCCCGATTAAGGGTGTCACAATTCAATCCATGGAATGGGAAAAAGCATTCCCTAGATGCAAGGATTCGACAATGTAATTCGCATCGTACTTTATCTGAAACGCAAGTCTCTGAGATTCGGAGATTGCGACAGGGTGGAGTTCGAGTTTGCGATCTCGCCTTGCGATTCAAGGTTCATCAGTCGCATATAAGTAAGATTTGTTCTGGCGACCGCTACAAATTCTGAAAGGAAAATTCAATGAGCAATCCAAATCCTCAACACAATCCGACCGATGGTCTGGGCGTTGCAGCATACGTCCAAGTCACCGGCACCAACATCACTAACTGCGCCAGCGGCGGATTGACCGTCGCTACCGAAGCTACCGCCAATGACACTCGTGGTCTAAACGGGCAGGGCTACGGCGCAGTCGCCAGTTCCAGCAAGCCTGTGGGCGCAAATGCCCAGTATGCTCTGACTCTGTCTCTTGGAGGCAAGACGTACGGTGGAACTGTGTATTCCGACACTTGTCAATTGACGACTGTCCTGAAAGATGTGCACGATGTTACGTACGTCTCTTGGGTAGGCTCGCCAGTGTACAAGAGTTACAATGATCCGCAGGCAGATTCGCCCGCATGGTATAAGCCGTCGCCGTTCGCAGGTTACAATGCCAACGTTGCCTCGGTCAGCGCCACAGGTCTGATCACTGGTCTGGCTGTCGGCCAGGCAGTTATTGAGGTGCAATTTCCATTTTGTGACTTTGCATCTAGCTCACTTGACCCAGAACCGACACAGAATAGCGGCGACCCCGTTATGATGGTGTACTGTCAGGTGCTTGTGACAGTCGTTGCCTGAAGTCTATTAACCTGTCGCCTCATGAACGATAGGCGGGGCGTGCCTTTCAACACGCCCCAATTCTTTTTGAAAGGAGAATATGTCTACACCCTTGAAATATCATACATCTGAAGAAAAACGTATCGCTATTAATGAGCGTTCTAAAAAGCGATATTATGACAACTTAGAAAAAAGTAGGGAGTATCAAAGGGCTTGGCAACAAGAGCGAGCTATAAAAAACCCAGAAGCTGCCAAAATGAAATCTTATTCTGCGAGTATTCGGCGTAGATATGGTTTGACCGCAGCGTGAAAATTGAGTGGGCTGTATAGGTGGTACAGCCCTACTCTTTCCTTGGAGGAGGATATGAAAGAACCACAGTTTTACAGCCAATCAATAGTTGATGCA